GGCTTTGTTCGTTAAAAAGATATCGGGTAACGTTCCGGATGAATTATGCTGTCAATCTCAAGATCCACATCGATTGCATCCCAACGCAACGATTCTTCATCCGGCATGGTTACATCCAATACATCCGAGACTTTTGCATTTCTAAACCAAGGATATCTGTCATACGATAGATAATATTCCTTTCCTCCTACGAAAAGGAGGATACCGCGTGCATTAATCATTGTTACTTCCGCGGTGGTTGTTCCATTTTTCTCTAATAATACGCTCATGTTTTTGTACCTCCTTTAGTATGTTTGAAATTTCAGTTGAAGAAAAACCTTTATTCTCAGCCAAAGAAATAGAAGGTTCTATCCAAATTTTAGCCTTTTTTTCTGCCTGTCTGATATGTATATGCATTCTGTTTTCT